CCACCCCGTGAAAGAACTTGTATGGGTTATGCAACGTGACTCTGTTGTAACCTCTTCTAACGATTGGTTCAATTTCTCTGATAACCAAGTTGAAGCTAGCGGTGCCAACTTAGTAACTGCTTCCAAACTTCAACTAAACGGCCATGATAGATTCGCTGAACGTGCTGGTGGTTACTTTAACTTAGTTCAACCATACCAACATCACGAAAATATCCCCACCAACGAAGGTATCAACGTTTACTCTTTTGCCCTAAAACCCGAAGAACATCAACCCTCCGGTACCCTCAATATGTCTCGTATTGACTCTGCCGTCCTAACTGTCGGACATGCCAATCTAGGTGCCTTCGCCGGTAAAATCCGTGTATACGCCGTTAACTACAATGTTTTACGCGTAATGTCTGGCATGGGCGGTTTAGCTTACAGCAATTAAACAATTATTTAATATCTAAATTTTTTTTATGCGTAAATTTTATAAAAATTTATTTTCTCCCATATAAGTATCCAAAACAAATGGGCGGAGGACTTTTACAACTCGTTGCTTACGGTGCTCAAGATGTTTACCTAACAGGTAACCCTCAAATTACTTTCTTCAAGGTAGCTTACCGCCGCCACACTAACTTCTCCATGGAATCCATTGAACAAACCTTCAATGGAACCGCTGATTTCAGTCGTCGCGTTACCTGCCAAATTAGCCGCAATGGTGATCTAATCCATCGCATGTACCTACAAACCACTATTACCGGTGCCAGCTTCGCTGCCAACTCTTACGCTGGTCTAGCTCTAGTTAAATCCGTTGAACTCGAAATCGGCGGTCAACGCATTGACAAACAATACGGTGACTGGATGTACGTTTGGAATGAGCTATCTCTACCTTACGGCAAACGCGCCGGCTTCAAAACCATGGTTGGTGCCGATGTCACAGTTTCAACTAATACCACTCTATACATCCCCCTAGAATTCTGGTTCTGCCGTAACCCCGGACTTGCTCTACCCCTAATTGCTCTTCAATACCACGAAGTCAAAGTTAACCTTGAATTTGAAGCCGCCGCCGCCGCTGGTATCACCGCTGGTACCATGGGCACAACTTCTCTATGGGTTGACTACGTATTCTTAGATACTGATGAACGCCGCCGCTTCGCTCAACTAAGTCACGAATACCTAATCGAACAACTCCAATTCACTGGTGAAGAAACCGTCACCACCGGCGCCAACAAGATTAAACTCAACTTCAACCATCCCGTCAAAGAACTTGTCTGGGTGCTACAAGAAGCCGCTGCCAAATTCGGTGTTTACTCTGATGATGGTGATGCTGGAGACTTCGCCCGCAGCGGTGCCAATCTATGCTCTGTTGCCAAACTACAACTCAACGGTCATGACAGATTCGCCGAACGTGCCGGTAAATACTTCAACTTAGTTCAACCTTACCAACACCACGAGAACGTCCCCTCCAACACTGGTATCAACGTTTACTCCTTCGCCCTAAAACCCGAAGAACATCAACCCTCTGGCACCCTCAATTTCTCTCGCATTGACTCTGCCGTCCTAAACATCACCGCCGCCGCCGCCGCCACCAAATGCCGCGTCTACGCCGTTAACTACAACGTTCTACGTGTGATGTCTGGCATGGGCGGTCTAGCTTACAGCAATTAGAGACATTCATAAAAATATTAAATGATTAACAATTTTAACTTCTTTTTATCTATATGATTTAAACTATCATACCTTACAAAAATAATATGCTACTTATGAGAATTGAACTCATGACCTCTCGCTTACTAAACGAGTGCTCTGCCAACTGAGCTAAAGTAGCTTTTGCTGCATACGAGGATCGAACTCGCGACCTTTTGCTTACAAGGCAAATGCTCTACCAACTGAGCTAAAGCAGCTTATTTTATATAATAAAATCCTCTTTATATCCTTTTACACAAAATTATTTGGTAACAAAAATGTAATACTTATAATAGCTACCCAAAAACACCAAAAAGAACCTAATTCTCCTGTTTTACTATAATTATAGATACTCCAAATATAAGAACTAATATATAATAAAATTGGGAGTAATAAAAAGCCATCTATTCCTAAAATAGCATAAACTGTACCAAATAGAATAATATGGTAAATTATTCCTAATATATTATTTAACAGTAAATTCTTTTTACCTGTTTTAGGGTCTTCTATACTCCATATTAAATGTTTATTTGGACCAATCTCAGTACTTGTATTTCTATATTTACGTAATAGTAATGCAATTATAGCAAGTAATATCCCTAAACCCATAAATAAAATACCTATCAAATCTTTACGATATATATATACCCATATACCCTGTATAGTAACTTGAATCATTAATATAAATGGTATCCACGAAGATAAAAATGTATTATTTTTACCATCATTATTATTTAAATCATACCATATTAATGCTTCTAATAGTTGCATTTGACCGTATACTATCATAAATGTACCAAACCATCTATCATACGGTTGATTACGATTCCATAAATATATACCACTTAATTGAGATATAGAATATGCTAGTAGACTGATTTTATAACTATAGCACATTTCAATTTACTCTTAATTCTAATAAATGTTATTAAAGTGAAATTGAAAAAACTTCCTTCCCTTCTGAATTATTTTCAAATGAAACTTCAGAATCATGACTCAACATTTTTAATAAAGGCATATCACTAGTCCATGTACCTTTTCCAATTGATTCTAATATTCTTTCACGAGCTAATATATTTTGAATACCATATCGTTTAGCCATTATTATAAATATTCTTTTTTCTGCGTCAGTTTCTGTTTCATCTTTTTGAATTGGATAATAATGAAAAGAACCATCATATTTATAATTAAAATCATATTTATTTATTATTGATGTCATATATATTAAAGCTTCTTGAATACATTCACCTGCTATAATAAAAAATTTACAATTTTCTAAATCTAATACATATATACCTCTCATAATTATAATAAAAACTGATTTTATATTTAAATATAAATAATAAATGGCAGTGTGGATGTTTATATCTGCTTTATTTGGTTTCCTAATTCTATCTCAAATGTTACATCCTTATGCCATTAATGAACTTATTTCTAAAAAATCTTATAGATGTCATGTTTCTAAATCAACAAATATACTTTCATTCCCTAGTTCTAATATATCTACATCTCTTATAACACCTAATAATTCACCTTATACAAGTATATCTTGCAGTCCTATTAAACATACAGCCACTACTACAGCCATAATTGATTTTTCGTATATTCGTAGACAGCTATTTATAGATCAATAAAAACTGAAACTTTTAACTATATTATTATAAATGTTTTACATTATTATTGTTATTACAATATCAACTATAGTTTATTATTATTATAATAAGTGCAATAAATATAATTATTTTTATGATAAAAAATTAAAAGTATATTATCCAATTAATAATAGCTACATTTCACTTGTAAATTCTCCCTGTTCTAGTGAAACTAGTGCATCATCAACACAAAGTCACAGTTCGCTATCTTTTAATTATCTACTTAATTCATTTGAAGAATAATATGTCTCAATTAATACACGAAGCTATTATTGCTATAATTCATGATGCGATTTATGATGAATTATATGATATATATTTAAAAACTATAAACCATACGTGGTTCTGTATGCAAACCAAAGATTATTTTATTGAAATGATACTTTCTGTTTATCAAAATCCAGATAGTTCGCTTTGTTATTTAGCTGGATTAAGGGTATTAAGAGATAATTATCAATACTTAGAACAATATACAAAAACAGTGCATAAAATTATAAAAAAACGGCTATTATTAAATTATAATCACGATTCTATTGGAAATTTATTTAATCTTCCGGTAGAACTCCTTTCTATTATAGCATTTAAAGTATAATTTTTATATATAATAAATTAAGACACATGTTAAATGAATATATGTGGATATTCATTGTTGGTACTTTTGGTGCTTTTGGTTTTGGCTGGGGTACAGGTGCAAATGATTTAGGAAATGCATTCGGTACCTCTGTTGGTGCAAAAACGCTTACTATGAAGCAAGCTGTTATTATTGCCAGTATTTTTGAATTTACAG